TACGGACTCTCGCCCTATATCCCGGAGTTACAGGCTGCCTATCGCGGCGAGATTGTGGCCGAGCGGGCGCTGGAGCCAGTCAATCTGCTCGAAGGCGCGCTCGCGCCGGTTGGGTATCACCCGCCGGCGAAGGCCTTTGCCTTCTGAGCATTCCCGAAACCAACGGCATGTGTGCCGAACTTGGTCAATCCCTTGGATGAATGAACGATTAACGGTTAACGATTTACGGAGGTAAAGACATGGCAATTCAGCTTTCAACGACAGTTCGAAACGCGCGGCTCGACGCAATCGAAACCGCGATTGGCACTAGCGCGGTGCTAAAGATTCGCACGGGCGCTCCGCCCGCAGACGTGGCCACGGCTGACAGCGGCACAGTGTTGGCGACACTCAGCCTGCCGAGCGACTGGATGGCGGGCGCGTCGACGGGCAGCAAGGCCAAGAGCGGCACATGGCAGGACGCCAGCGCCGATGCCACCGGCACCGCTGCCCATTTTCGCATTTATGCGTCTGACGGCACCACGGCGCATCTGCAAGGCACGGTGACCGCAACCGGCGGTGGTGGAGACCTAACGCTCGACAACACGTCGATTGCGTCTGCACAAAGCGTCACCATCACCGGCTTCACCTTGACCGACGCGAACGCCTAGGTGACATATGGCAAGCGGAAACGTCTTGTGCGTTTTCACCGCGCTGAACAACGAGCCACCGGCATCGGCGTATGCCACGCTGGATACGCGCAACTCCATCGCCGTGCTGGACTTTGACGGCGCGACCGACGAAGAGGCGATCTTTCGCGGCGTGCTGCCCGACAACTATGCGGGCGGCGGGTTGACCGTCGACCTTTACTCGATGGCGACGAGCGCCACATCGGGCACATATCGCTACCAAGTGGCCATTGAGCGCGAGGACTTAGCCACCGACCACGATAGCAACTCACTGGCGACGGATCAATCGGCGGGCGCGTCGACGGCGGGCACGTCGGGTGTTGCGACAAAGGTGTCGGTCACGTTCACCAGCGGCGCAAACATGGACAGCTTGGCTGCCGGCGAGCCGTTTCGCCTGCGTGTTCACCGGGACGCCGATGGCACATCAGGCACGGATGACATCACGACCGACATCGAACTCATGACGGTTGTTGTCAAAGAGACTTAGCGCGAATCAATGGCACGCGGCTTTAACACGACGCTTGGCAGTGGGACGACCGACCGGATTGTCACGGCCGAATCGTTCACGCGACAGGCTCAGTGCTCTTGGAGCATTTGGTCATATCGCCGCACGTCTGCCGGCCGGCGCTTGTGGGACGGTGGGCCGGACTATGTGCAGCTGGACCGCGCATCGGCGGGCGGCACATACGTTTTCTTCGAGCCGGATTGGTCAACAAGTGACGCTGAGTGGGCTATTACCGAGCCGAGCGCGGCGGCGTGGCATCACATTCTCGTCACTTACGACGCCTCATCGAGCGCGAACGACCCGGTCATATACGTTGACGGCTCATCGGTCACGGTCACAGAGAACACAGCGCCTACAGGCACATGGACGGCGGTCGCGTCGGATTGGTCGATCGGCAACCGCGCTTTGGATGGAACGCGTGCGTGGGATGGTTACCTGGCCGAATTCGCCATGTGGGACGGGGCTATCCTGTCGGCGGCCGAGGCGGCGGCACTGGCGAAGGGTGTCAGTGCCGCGCTGGTTCGCCCGCAGTCACTTCGGATTTACGCCCCGCTCGTTCGTAACCTGAACAACCTGAAGGGCGGCGCACTGACCGCAACCGGCACAGCCGTTCAGCCGCATCCGCGTGTCTATTACCCATCGTCGCGTATCAATGTCAGCCGCACCACGTCGAGCGGCGTTAATGGCGTGCTCTCGACCACTTTAGGCGCGCTTACTTCGAGCGCCGCCGGCACGGTCGACGTGGCCGGCACGCTCGCCAAGACACTGGGCGCATTGACGTCGTCTGCAGCTGGCACCGTGTCGGTGTCAGGCAGCACATCGGCCACACTCGGCGTGCTTTCGTCGAGCGCATCCGGCGCGGTGGCAATAAGCGGATCAGCGAGTGCCACCCTTGGCGCAGTGACATCGTCGGCAGCCGGCACGGTTGCGGCCAGTGGCACGCTATCGCAAACACTGGGCGCGCTGACGGTTTCAGCGGCGGGCGTGGTCGCAGTCAGTGGATCCGCGTCGGCCACCTTGGGCGCGCTGACGTCATCGGCAGCTGGCACGGTTTCAGTCAGCGGCACCCTTGCCAAGACACTCGGCACGCTGACCAGTTCGGCGGCAGGTCAGGTCGCAGTTACAGGCAGCACGTCGGCCACCCTCGCCGCACTCACGGCAAGCGCAACCGGCGTGGTCGGCTCGACGCCTGTCGAAGGCACAGCGGCGGTCACTCTGGGCACACTGACCGTTTCAGCCAGTGGACAGGTGGCTATCGCAGGTGCGCTGGCCAAGACACTCGGGGCGCTTACTTCCAGCGCTGCTGGCGTGGTTGCCGTCAGTGGCAGCGCTACTAAAACCCTCGGCGCACTCACATCGAGCGCGGCTGGCCAAGTTGCCATCACTGGCAGCACGTCGGCCACTCTTGGAGCGCTTACTTCAAACGCAACGGGCGTCGTTGGGGCGGGTGGCTTCTTTGGTGATGCCGCCATTATTCTCGGCGCACTCACTGCGAATGCATCAGGCGGTGTCGCGGTCTCCGGTTCGGCGTCAGCAACTCTTGGCGCAATGACGACGTCGGCAACTGGCTCGGTTGCCATTGTCGGCCAGGCTACGATCACCCTTGCGGCGTTGATCGTGGTGGCGACTGGTGGAAACGTGGAGCTGCCAGCCTTCATCACAGTTCAGCCGCGCAAGCGCTTTGACATCGTGACCCCCCAGGATCGAGCCGACGCGCTCAAACCAAATAGCAGGCCGGTCACGCTGGCCGGGAGGAATGACAACACATGAACGAGCCGGATTACCTCATCCCCGGCGTGCAAGAGTTCGTCGAAGGGGAGGCGCGGGCCTTTCGCGTCGCGGTGTCACGCTACCCGTCGGGCGCGTCGCTGGCCAGCCCATCGGTGGCTGTCTACAACGCAGCCACCGGCGCAAACGTCACCAGCGACTACACATCGACTACCAGCGGCACGGTCGGCGCGACCTATGTGCAATGGGACGCGGTGACGTTTGATGATGCGGGCGACTTCCGTGTGCATCTATCGGTGAATGTAAATGGCAACAGGCGGACGGATGTTCAGCGCTGCAAGGTGACCAGCGCAGGAGATGCATAACGTGGATGAACGCATGAGCGACAACGCGCGCGAAGTTGATGCATTGAAAGCCGAGGTTGAACGGCTGAAGGCGGCCAACGCGGCGTTGCTGGAAGTGATTCTGGCGCTCGCGACCATGTCCATAGATCGCGCTTCGCGCGCGCCCCAAGCGGCTCCAGCTGCACCGGTCGCACCGGTCGTGCCTTATCCGGTTCCATACCCAGTGCCAGTGGTGCCGTATGTTGTGCCGCCGATGTGGCCGTGGCCGCCGGTGATCACGTGTGCAACTGGTGTGGTGAGTGTAGATAGCACGTGGGGTGTTGGATAGCGCTGAACAGTGATAGGACGATGGGACGCAAACGAATTCCGATTGACGCAAGTGCGGTGGAGAAAGCGGCCGCCGATGGGCTGACCGAAGCCGAAGTCGCTGCGCGCCTAGGGATCAGCTTGTCAACGCTGGCCCGACGTAAGCGCGATTTTGATATTTTTGACACTGCCATAAAAAGGGGGAGGGCGAAGGCTGACGCCGAAGTCAGCAGCCAGTTGTTTTCAAAGGTGCGCGAGGGAATGCTCGGCGCAATCATTTGGTACGAGAAGACGCGCAAGAAATACAGCGACCGTGTGGAGACAGATAACACCACGCGGCACGAGTTCCCACAGTTCGAGGAAGCGATCAGCAAGATTTATGGCAACACTGATGGTGACGGCGACGCAGGCGGCGCAGGTGGCGACGCAGGCGACACGCCAAGTGCGACAGACACAGCCGGCACACCGGACGCCCACTGAGCGCTACATCATGGCGGCCAAGGCCGCTGGGTGTCCGCGTGATCAGATTGCGAACTTCATCCGGGCGGGTGTCGTTCTGCAGCCGCGTCAGTTGCTCGCCAGCGCTTCAGCTCGTGAATGCGACCTGCCCGGGGGGCCGGTGCGTGTTGGCTTTGGTGGCGCGCGCGGCGGTGGCAAATCGCACTGGGCGCTATCGCAAGTTGGCGCGGATGACTGCCAACGTGTTCCAGGTCTCAAATTTCTATTCCTGCGCAAAGTGCTGAAAGGCGCGCGCGAATCGTTTGCCGACCTGCGAAAGTCAACGCTGCTTGGCGTGCCGCATGAATACCGAACGTATGAATCGACGCTCCGCTTCGAGAACGGCTCGTCAATCGTGCTTGGCCATTACAACTCGGAGGCTGAGATCGACAGCTACCTGGGCCTGCAATATGACGGCGCGATCATCGAAGAAGCCACCACTCTCACCAGCCGCAAACGCAAAGACATTGCCACCTGCGTGCGCACATCAAAATCGAACTGGCGGCCGCGCATCTACGAAACGACCAACCCCGGCGGCGTGGGGCACGGCGACTTTAAGCGCGAATACATCGACCCTTGGCGCAAGGGTCAGCAAACGCGCACACGCTTCATCCCATCGACGGTGGACGATAACCGCTTCGTCAACGTCGACTACAAGTCGGAGTTGGAGCAGCTCACCGGCTGGCAACTACGCGCCTGGCGCTATGGCGATTGGGACATCGCTGCCGGCCAATACTTCTCGAACTTCCGGCACGATGTGCACGTGGTCAAGCCGTTTCAGATCCCGCACAACTGGCCGGTGTGGGGTGGGTTGGACTATGGCTTCACCCACTACACGGCCGCATATCTGGCCACCAAAGACAACGACGGCAACATCTACATCATTGCCGAGCACGCCGAGCGGCAATGGGTCGTCAAACGTCACGCTGAAGCGATCAAGGCAATGGCTGACCGCGTTGTGGGGAAGTGGAGCCGCGTCGAGATGTTCGTCGCCGGCGCCGACGTGTTTGGCAAGCGCGGCGCCGAGCGAACGGTAGCCGATCAGTATGCCGAAGAAAGCATCGAATTGACGATGGCCAACAACGACCGCATCAGCGGCGCGACGACGCTATTGGCTGACCTAGGCGACATCGAGCGCGGCATCAAGCCCAAGCTCTTTATCTGGGAAACCTGTGCGCGACTCGCACACAGCTTGCCCGAGTTGCAGCACGACCCGAACCGGCCGGAAGATGTGCTGAAGGTCGACACGGACGACGACGGCAATGGCGGCGACGACTTCTACGACGCGGCGCGATACACGCGCATGGCAGCCGAGAAGATCGGCGGTTCCATTGCGATGAGCTATTTGAGGTAACGATCAACGATGGCAGAACTCAACCCAACACAGTTAGCGTTTGCAGAATGGCAAGCGGCCGAAGAGCTGGCCCGGCAGAAGGAGGTCGTCGATGCGCGTGCATACTACGAGGGCGCGCAGATTACCATGACGACCGATCGGATCCGCAATCTGCTGGGCCTGTCCTCTGGCGCTGAAGTCAACCTCAAACTGAACGTCATCCGCACGGTGATCACCGCCATCACGGAGCGCTTGGCCGTCAAGAAGATCCAAGCCATTGCCACGACTGAGCAACCTGGTGACGTCGAGGTAGGAAGCGACGCATCACAGGCACTCACGGCTTGGGCAGAACGCGTGTGGCGCGCCAACCGGCTGGACGTTAAGCAAGACGATGTCTACACCGACGCCACCAGCGACGGCGAGTCGTTTGTGATCGTCGATTGGGACACCACTGGCAAATACCCGCGCATGCTGCCGCATCCACGCTACACAGACACAGCCGCCGGCTCATCGTTGTCAGTGGACTCGGACAACATTCGCGCGTCCGGCGTTGGTGACGGCTTCGGTTGCAAGCTGTTCTACGTCAACGACGACCCCAATCAGCCAGTGCTTCGGGCGTCCAAGCGCTGGCGCGAGGAACTGGGCAACGGCAAAGCCCGGATGCGCCTCACCGAGTATTACCCCGACCGCATCGAAAAGTGGGACGTGTCGAGCGGGACACCAGTGGCAATGCAAGACAAAGGCGACACGGCGTGGCCCATTCCGTGGGTGGATGCGAATGGCCGGCCGCTCGGCGTGCCGGTGTTTGTGGCCAGCGAGCCGGACAACCGGCCGCACGCCATCGATGCTTGGCCGGTGCAGGATGCGATCAACAACGCGTTTCTGGACTTGATGGCTGGCAATCGCCAAAGCTCGTTTCGCATCTTCAAGGCCTTCGGCTGGTGGCCAACAACCGACGGCAAGGCACCGGCCGCTGATCGTTCCAACTGGGCGGCCATTGAGCCGGGTCTGATCATTGGTGACCCAAAGAAGGGGCCAAACGATGCTTCGCTGGAACCCATCGACGGCATGTCGCCCGAAGCGTTCATCAAGACGCTCAACGAACTGGTGCAAAAGGCGGCGAGCGTGACCGACACGCCCATGAGTCGCTTCCAGATCACGGGACAAGTTGCCGGCGCCGACACCCAACAGGAATACAAGGAGCCACTGTATGCCAAGGTCGAGAAGCGACAGCTTCGCTATGCCCAGATGTGGGTCGATGCGTTCGGCATGGCTCTGAAGCTCGAACGGCTATATGGACAAAAGGATTTGGCGGAAGCGGTTGAGTTCGAGATCGTGTGGAAGCCGGCCAAGCCACGGCAGTTGGGCGAGCTGGTGCAGGAAGCGTCTGCCAAGAAGTCCAGCGGCGTGCCAGAGGAAACCATCTGGGCGGAGGTGTGGGGCTATACCCAGCAGCAGATCGACGCGATGAAACAGACCGATAGTTACAAGAATCGGCAGGCGATGACACAGGCGTCGCTGGCGGGGTTGAATGCGGCGTAATGCGGCGTAAGCCGGATGCGCTTGTGAGGTGGCAATGCGACCATCAAGACATGAGAACACCCTACACATTCCTGTTTGTAGCTGCGCTGGCCGCAGTGGCCCTGTTTCTGACGTCGTGCATGGCGTCGCCCGTTCGCACGGCCAAGCCGACACCCGACGAGGTGTCAATGCCGCTGGATAAGACGGCGCAATCCGATGTGTTCAAGGTCACAGTGAACACTATGGCGATTCGCTATGAAGACGGTTTGCGTAAGGCCTGCTTGGATGTGACGTTAGAGGCGCTTGCACCTTACGAGTTGTTCATTCTTCCCAGTTGGTTCACGGGAGTTGATAAAGACGGCTTTGAGTATCTGCCTCAGCTTTTGGACACAAAAGAGCCGAATTTTCAGGGGCGACACGGGATGAAGGCAGGCGACAAGATGCGTGGTTGGTTGACGTTCTATGTCAAGGACGCGCCAACAGCGCCGATTCTGACGGGTGTGAGATTCGCGCCGCAAGTGGGCGACGCGGTGACAGTGAGTTTCAAAAAGAGCGAATGACACTTCGACAGCATGAACGCGCCATAGAGCATGCACTGAGGGCCGGAGACGACCTCGGCGCGCTGTTCGACCGCATGGGCCACAGCGATGCACCACGCGGCCGGATCGTAGCCGCATACCGAGCGGCGAGGCTGGCACTCGCAAACGCGCTGACCGACCCGCAGGCAATCGTCGACATCCTTGGCACGCTGCGGCGTGGCACTCGTGCCGATCTGGTCACGCTCTTGCGGGATGCCGTCTACATCGGCCAACGTCAAGCCGAGCGCGACGCCTCAGCCTACGAGTTGCCCCTCGATGCCGATCCGCTCGCGCCACCCTTTGACGACGCAGCTACGGCCGTGCTGGCCATCCTCGATGCGCAAATCGCTGGCGTGCGCGGACTCGCGATCAACGGCCTCGACGAAGGCGGTGAGCTGATGCTGGGCACCGACTCGCGTGCCGGCATTCTCACGCCCGGCAATGTCATTCGTGAGGCGGCCAAATGGCTGACGTTATTTGCTGTTGTGAGCTATAGCCGCGCGATTTCACGGGCCGTGGTTAATAGCTCGAACCTCCCAGCCAGCGACAAACAGCAAGCGCTCGCGTGGGTGTCTCCAACAGATCAATGGCGGATATTCGACGTCGCACGCGCGGCCGCGCAGCTGGTGCAGCGTTCGCCGTTTGCAGCCAGCTTTCTGAGCGATGCGCAGGACATGACCGCATTCGGCTTGTCGGCCCGGGTGCGCGACCTGATGAACGAATACGGTCGTCAGGCCATCGCGGCTATCGATGAGCGCACGACCGAAACCTGTTGCTGGGTGCATGGTCAGTGGCAAGCGATGGGCGAGCCGTTCAAACTCATTGGTGAGCCGCGCTACGCCGATGAAATGCAAGCGCCGCCATTCCACCATGCGTGCCGCACGGTGGTTGCGCTGGTCCGGCGCCAGGATGCAACCGACAAGCTGACGGCTCAACTGCGAGCGGCCGCGCGCGACGAGCTGAACGCGCGGGCGCAAAAGAAGCGCGAGAAGGTGCGGCCGGTGAATGCGCTGAGGGGTGGGTGATGGACGACGTGTTGCGAAAGATTCTCGAAAACCATTACAGCGTCCTCGTGCGTGAAGTGGAGCGCATCAAAGCGCTGCTTGACGAGGACACGGCGCGCCGTCAGCAGCGTGTCGGCATTGCCGGCGGTGACGGCAGCGCGACCATGCACAACTTCCAAGACAAACAACAGATGGTGCGCACAACCGTTAGGTCTACGCAGCCGGTGCAACCGGTGTAGAATCCCAAAGCAACAAACAAGCGCCTGTCGTGTGGATCCTGCGTAACAACGCAACCTGCGCGAGAGATGCGAACGCCAGCGACTAACGCGCCGTTCGGAGTGATTCCGAACGGCGCTTTTTGTTTTCCCTCCTGCGCGATGCAGACGGGACGGTGGGACACCGAGGCAAGAAGATGGCAGACGAACAACCGAATACGACTCAGACCCAGACGACACAATCGACTCAGCCCGAAGCGCAAGCGCAGCACGCGCAGCACGCGCAACAGCCGCAAACACCCAAGCCTGCCGGCGAGACGCCTGCGGCCATCACGTTTGAGGATGTTGCAAAGAGCTTGACCGACGACCAGAAGAAAGCCATCGAGGCCCATTTCGGCGAAAGCACGAAGGGGTTGAAGACGGCGCTCGACAAGGAGCGGGAAGCGGGCAAAGAACTGGCCAAGCGGCTCAAAGAGATTGAGGGCAAGGCGGGCAAAGACACGGAGCTGGCCCAAGAGCTTGCCAAGGTTCAAGCCGAACTCGCCGCCACCATGCGCGAGAAACAGTTCATCGTCGAAGCGCCGACCAAGAACGTCAACAACGTCACCGCTGCTTACAAGCTGGCCGTGACCGACAACTTGATCGACGCCAAGGGCAACATCGACTGGGACGCACTACAGAAGTCGTACCCCGAGTTATTCGCCAAGCCGCAAGCGCCCACAGCGCCGAATACCAATGCGGCGGATATGGGCAAGCAAACACCGAAGCAGCAGCTGGACGACGCAACGTCGCTCGCTGCAAAGAAATTCGGTATTCGCATTCCAGCCAAGAACTAGCCAATGGTTAGCCGGGAACTAGACAAGGCTGGACAAAACTAGACAGAACTAATCAAGAACCAGGAGCGTAAACGATGGCAATTACTAAGCCCACCGATACGACCAAGATTCGCCCCAATGAGGGTGCGGTGACGCATCGCTTTGTGGTCGGCACTGGCGGCGTGGCTGCCGGTGATGTCGTGGCGAACGGAGCGGACGGCGTGACCGCGTGCGACGGCAACGGAACCGCCGCGAATCACATCGCCGTCGGCGTGGCTGTGCAAACTGGCGCGGCCGGTGCCTACATCGACGTGGTTGTGTTTGGCCCGATCTCAGGCTTCACGAGCGGCACGATTGGCAAGCTGGTTTACCCAGACGACACCACGGCCGGCACGCCAAGCGAGACGGCCTCGACCAACAAGCACAGCATCGGTTGGATGAAGACCGCCGACACGCTGTTCGTTCAACCGCGCTACGTCGCGTAATCAAGCGAACCCAAAGCGGGCTTGATAGGAGAAAACTGAAATGGCAAGCATTGGTGGACGCGACACTCGCGACTTTGTGGTGTGGACAGGTGTGGACGCCTCGCAACTACTCAAAGAGCAGTTGCAGGATGGCACAAACCTGCTCACCGTGACAAACCTCTTGACCGGCGCACTCAACGGCGTGGCCGCTGAAATCAACAGCGATTCCGTGTTTGCGTCGGCTATGTCCGCGGCCGATAGCCCGGTGGTTTCCTACCGCATGGGCACGGGCTTCTCGTTCGGCGACTATACCGAATACAGTCGCCCGCCTCGCAGCCGCGCTGAAGTGGATGGCCACATGCTCCCGCTGAAGCCCTACGACTTGGGCCTTGGCTGGACGTGGAACTATCTGCGCAATGCCTACACCGCGCAGATCGAAGCCGACATTGCCAACACGGTGGATGCGGCTCGGCGCTTGGCGCGCACGAAGATCCTGGGTCGCCCGCTGCAGCGCACAGACGACAGTGGCGCGGCGAAGGGCCTTGGCTCTGGCGGTTACTCGCCGGGCTTTGCCACCACAGCCGCCCAGACATCGGTCGACTTCACGCCGCCCGAGTATGCCGGCAACACGTTTGCCAGCACTCACGAGCACTACACGGCAGCCGCCACTTCGTTCACGTCGGCGAACCTGATCACCGACATGAAGAACCTGCGCGAGCACGGCCATGTGGCGCCGTTCGATCTGTGGATCTCGGTCAGCGACGAAGCCACGGTGCGGGCCTTCTCCGACTTCGTGTCGGCGACCGACCCGATCCTGACGGTCGGCAGCTCTTCGTCGGTGGTGGCATTGCCCGCCGGCTACATCGGCTACCTGACCGGCAGCTACGCGCGCGTGCGCGTGGTCGACGGCTGGCCGCAAAGCTACTGGTGGCTGTTCAAGAGCTACGGCAACAGCTCGATGCAGAACCCACTCAAGATCCGCGTCGGCCGAGGCGAGAGCCAACTGCGCTTCGTGGCCTTCCCGGATCCGGCCCAGGGCGTGTCGCCGGCCAATCCGCTCGGCACACTCATCACCTGGACGGAATTCGGCGTCGGCGTCGGCGACCGCACCAATGGTGTGGTGCGCTACAACTCGGCGTCGTGGGCGGACGGCTCGGCTAGCTAATCACAGTAGCGACAGCAAAGGAGCGCGCATGGCTTTCTCTTACGACGTTTCAACCAACACAGGTTTGGTACGGCTTGAACTTGGCGACACCGCCGAGGGCGCAGGCATCAAGCCCAACGGCTCCAACTTCTCGGATGAGGAATTGGGCGTGTGGTTGACGCGAGAAGGGTCGGTCATGCGCGCTTGCGCCGCTGCATGTGAAGCACTGGCGCGGGCGTGGTCATCCGTTGCCAACACGTCATCGGGGCCGCTGTCGGAAGACGGCGACCCGGTGGCGGCCAAGTGGGCAGCGCAGGGTAAAGCCTTGCGCGCTCAGTATGGCTACGGCGCAACGGGTGCCGACTACGCCACCGGCGCATTCGTGGGCGGCTTTGTGCGCGAGGAGGCGTCGTGAGTTTGTCTTTCGCCCGTCAGTTGCAGGTGACTGCATACACCAAGCGCCCGCCGGCTGTTACGAGCGGTAGGCGCGGGGAGGCGGAGATGTTTCTGGCCGATGTTCCTGTTGCGCGGCTTGTGCCGGTCAGCACACAAACGCAACAACGGCTGGCGCTAGAAACGCCCATCAACGTTTTTGAAACGTTCTGCGACGCGTCATTTGACGTGAAGGCGGGCGATTCTCTTGTCGTTGATGAAATAGCTTACGCGGTGCGTGACGCGGCGGAGTGGCCGTGGCGGATCGGGTCAAGCGCAGGTCGGTTGCAGTTAGTCGTGGAGCGCGAGAAGGTTTAAGGGTGACGCAATGCTGAAAGCGACGTTGCGAGGACTGCAGGAAGCGCAGGCTAAAAACGCCCAATTGGTTGGAGCACTCCAGCCAAAAGGCGCGCTGGGGGAGGCGGTGAAATACGCCGTCACCGACTTGCATCGCTACGAGGTAAGCATCTCACACGTCGGCCGCTACAAGCAGTCGAAGCGCGGCACTTACTACTACAGCAAGAACGGTGGAGTAGGTGGTGGCGCGATGCGCGCTAGCCTTCGCACGAATTTCACCGACGGCGGCAACACGGCCACGGGCAAGACATTCTTTGATCCTGGCGCGGTGAATCCGCTTACCAAACACAAGCCTGTGGAGTACAGCGTCTATGAGAACCGGCGTGGTGGTTCACACGCGATGCAGGACCGCACCGTGCGTGAACGCTGGCCGACGACTCAACGTGCCGCAATCGCCATCGTTCAACGTGGCCTGGTGGGGAGGCCGTAGCGTGGCAGTCATCAACCGCAAGGCTTACCGGCAACTGGTTGCTAGCGAACTGACGCCACTTTTGGTGGGCAGTGGTTTGCCGTGTGAGGCCGTCTATGACTACACCGCGCCGGCGTTTGAAGCTCAATCGCCCGTTGTGACCGTCGAGAGCATGGCGTCCGGCCGCGCGACCGACCAAAGCGGGCGCTTTGACTGCAGTGAAGTGCTGATCGCGGTGCAAGTCTTCGTCGCTTGGTCGGATGCTAAAAGCGACTACTACAGCGAAGACTCAGAAGATGCACTAGACGATATCGAGCAGATTGTTGGCCAGTGGGTTAACGACAACGGGAGCCGCGCAACAGGTGCGGCTATGTGGACAAATCTCAAATATGCCGAGCGCACATCCATCAGTCTTTTGGACAACGTGGGTGGCCTTGCATATCGGCAGGAACAAATCGTTTTGCGTTTTACGGTCAACCCGAACGGATAACGTCGGTCGCCGTGCGCAGGAGGAATACAAATGTTTATCTCAGGCAAAAACGCTGTCATTCAGCTTGCGCCCGGTGGGGCCGATTTGATTGCGTCGACAGCGTATTTCTCATTCGATGGCATGGCCGTGGATTTTGGCCTTGACCAGAAGAAAGACACCTCGCAGGTGCAACGCTACGGCGGCGCGCCGGTCACGCTGGCCGGCTATAGCTCGTTCGCCGTCAAGGGCAAGGTGTTTCTCGATTTGACGACCGGTCGCGTGACCTATGTTGCCGTGACCAATGGCGGCAGCGGTTACACCAGCGCGCCGACGGTCGCCTTTTCTGGCGGCGGCGGCTCTGGTGTGGCTGCGTCAGCGGTCATCGACAGCGCTGGAGCGGTTCGCTTCGTGGTCATCACCAACTGGGGCACAGGCTACACCAGTGCGCCAACGGTGTCGTTCTCGGGCGGTTCCGGTTCTGGCGCGGCTGCGACCGCGACCATCAACGACTACAGCGACAAAGTGTTGGCGCAACTGTTTGCGGCCGACAACGTGAACGTGAAGGTGTCGCTGATTGGAACGACTTCCAGCAGCAAAATGCCCTACTACACCGGCACGATGGTCATGGACACCGACAACATCGCCATCCCTGCGAATGGCGCCGTGGCGTTTGATATCTCCGGCCAGGGCAGCGGCTCGTTGACCCGCGCTGAGTATTAAGCCGGCCCAGCGCAAAGCCGACGCTTGCAGGTGGCGCACGCGCATCCCCCGCACGGGCGCCACCTTTAACCCACGTCATGAGCAAACGACATGAGCAAACGACAAATCAAACTGAGTTTCCCAAACGCAAACACACCAGGTTTCCTGGACTGGCTGCGTGGTTTCCCTGTGCACGTTGCGACGCTGGAGCGCTTCATGCGGAAGCTGTCGGCCAAGGACTTGCCAACACCCGAAGAAACTGAAGCAGCGGCCGCAGCGCTCGTGGCGTTTGCATTTGATGAGGAAGACAAGGACGAAGCCAAGCACGCCATCATGACGCAACTGTCGCTGAACGACATTGCCGTTGCCGTGAAAGGCATCTTGGACACGTCACAGGCTGAACTTGCGCAAGGCGTTGTGTCGTCCAGTCCGCTTGGCGAATTTGGTCAAACCGCGTAGCGATTGCTACGCCTTGGCGGTGGCTGATGGGTTCAGCGAATACAACGAAGCTAGAACTAATCGTTGAGGGCAACTCAACCGGCGCGCAACAAAACGCAATTCAGCCGGTTGTTTCTGGCCTCAAGGACATGGAGCAGGCCAGCAAAGGTGTAGGTGCTGCTGCCCCTGAGGCTGCGGCTGGTATTGGATCCATCGCGGGCGCGGCCAGTATTGCCGTCGGTGTTGTTGGTGCGTTGGTAACGGTGCTGGGCGCACTGGCCAAAGTAGCGATCGACGCCGTGAACGCCGCGTCGGACTGGGGTGAGGCCGTTGCGGCCATCGAAAACGCAACGGGCACAAGCGCCGAATTTTCGTCCACACTTGGCACGATTGCGCGTGTCGCGGGCGTGACGACCGATTCAGTGGTTCGGATGTATAGCCAGTTCGCGCGCAATTTTGAGGCGGCGGGCACTCAACAGAAGGTCATCGCCAACGAGGTCGAGCGCGCCAAACAGGAATACGCCGAACGAACTGCGCAAGTAACCGAACAGGTTGTCGAGCGCATCAGCACGGTCCAGGCGAACGCCGCCGAACGCGCTAACGAGTTAACTGAGCGTCAAGCGCGCGTTGACGAGGATTACCAGCGCGACCGCGAGGATGCCGAGCGTGACCATGCTGATCGCATCACGGAACTGCGCCGCGCCGCCAATGAGCGGGCGCAGGAACTAGAACGCAGCCACAACGAACGTCTTGCGTCGCTGGCCGAAGATCAAGAGCAGGCGGCGGAAGATTCCGACCGCAAGCGTGCCGACGCCGAGCGCGATAACAATGAACGTCGCGAAGAGCTGGCCCGCGCGACCACTGAGCGCATCCAAGAACTGGAGCGCGCCCATGCCGATCGGCTCGTTGATTTAGCCGTCCAGTTGCAGGCGGCACGCACCGCGTCGGCGCAGGCCGAATACGATCGCCAGAACGAACTTGCACGCAAGACGCTTGAAAATGCCGAGGCATTGTCGGCACGTCTCCAGGAACTGGCTCAGACCCGCGCCGAGAAGATTGGCGACTTGGAGGCGAGTGAAGCTGACCTGCGCGAAACATATGCGCAGCGGCAGATTGACGCCCAGGACCGATTGCAAGCGCGGCTAGAAAATCAACAGCAAAAGCTGGCCGACCAGCTGCAGCGTCTCGAAGAATCGACAGCCACCAAACGCCAGAGCCTGCAGGACCGCATCAACAACGCGCAGGACGAGTTCGACAAGCGGGCGTTTGAGGCGGAACTGGCGGCGTTCAGCGAGCAAGAAGCTAAGAAACGGGCCGAGATTCAGGCAAAGGCCGACCAAGAGAAGGCCGCGATTGAGAAGGCAGCGGCGGATGCGGCAGCAAAAGAAGAGACTGAGTTTCAAAAGAAGCTCGCCAAAATCCAAGAGCGCATCGACAAAGAGAATGCCGCCTATGAAGCACAGACGGCCAAGCTGGAAGCCGAATACGCCAAGCGCGCCCAGGCACTTGCGGCGGCGTCCGAGGCCGAGCGTCAGCGCATCATTCAGGACAACACCGAACGCACGGTGGCGCTGCAAAACCGCATCGATGAGGAGAACGCCCAGCTTGCGCGGCAGACGGAGCGGATACGCACCGAGCTAGAGCGCCGAACGACCGACCTCACGACGCAATATCAGCGCGATGCGGACGAAGCCCGGCGCACCAGTGAGCAGCGCGTCACCGACCTTGCCACGCGCATTGAACGCGAGAATAAGCAGTACGCCGAACAGTCGGCCAAGCTCACCGAAGACCTCGCGCGTCGGATTGATTCTGAAAACGCCGAATTTAAGCGCGGCGCGGACAACGCAAAGTTCGCATACGACCGGCAGGTGAGCGACAACGCCGAGGCGCAGGCCAAGCTCCTGGCCGACACGCAGAAGCGCATCGAGGCAGAGCAGCAAGCCTACGTCAAATCGGTTGCTGCGGCGGCGGACGTGTTCAATGACCAACTCAGCCGCGCTAATGACCGTCTGCCGCCCGTCATTCGGGCGCTGAAAGATATTGGACTTGAATACGACGCCATCAACAAACTCAAGCCCGATGAGCGCATTTTGGCAATCAACGAGGCTATCGCCAAGACGCCCGATGGCACGAAGAAAGCGAACGCTGAGTTGGTTTTGTTTGGTGAGGCCGGCCGCGACATTGACAAAATCGCGGACACGATGGCGACCAAGACGTTCCCCGACTGGATTGCCAAGACGAAGGAAGTCAACCGGCTCCTGAACGAAGATGGTGTGCAAGCCGCGATTGCATTCGGTCGTGAGCAGCGCAACCTAACTTTAGACCTTGAGGGGCTACAGCTAAAAATCGGTCAGGACTTAATGCCGACCGTAAAAGATTTGCTTGTCGAATTTGACAAGTTTTGGCAGACCACCGGGCCAGCCCTCCGCGATTTTGTGAATGGCTCACTCGTCCCTGCGTTCAAACTTTTCGCGCAGGTGTTGACCGATGTTGTGAAACTCCTGAGCGCGTTGCCAAACCTGAGCCGCGACGCGGGTAGTTTCTTCGACCAGGCCAGCACGGGTGCGGGGAGCTTCTTTGATGACCTGGCTCGGCGCGTCTTTGGGCCGAATAGCCCACTTGCGCAGCCGATACAAGGCGGCGCGGTCATCAACCAGACCAACAATTACTACAACGACCCGAACCGGACCAATGCAGACGATCTGCGTATGGCACAACTCGTGGCGGGGGGGACGCGCTAGCGCGGTGCGATCATGGCACAACCAAACGGCGAAACCTTCACCCTTCTGCGTGGCGTCAGCATGCTCGACATCAGTGATCTGGTGAAATATCACATCGCCACGTTCGACGGCCTCGGCATGCCGCCTGTGCGACGGCTTACACAGCGCGGTCCGCTACAGCACGGCGATACCGATGTGGGATACAGGCTGGACCCGCGTTACATTCGCATCAGCGTTGCGGCGCTGGCCAGCACGAACGCCGCCATGCACGACCGCCGCGCCGAGCTTATCGGCTTCTTGCGGCCGGGCAGCGACGCGATCAGCTTGCGCTGGACATACGCCGACACCAGCGGCACGCAGACGATGCAAATAGACACGCACTACAACGGCGGGCTGACCATGGCGTCCGACTCGCTCGTTCGCTATGCGGGCCGGTATGCATTTGAGCTGAGGGCTGCCGATCCAACGTTCTACGACCCCGACGGCGTGACTATCAACTTCCCGGTCAGCTACGCGGGCACCGGCGGCGTTGTGCCAACACTTATCCCCATGACGGTTGGTTCTACATCGCTCAATGTGACCACGACGGCCACTCTGGGCGGGGACAACGCCTGGATCGTTTACCCGACATTCACCATTGTCGGGCCGGTGACGGATTTCAAAGTGGTGAACAACACGACTGGCGAAAAGCTGGACTTCACCGGCAACAGCATTGGCGGTGGCAGCACGTGGACGATTGACACGCGCTATGGATACAAGACGGTGCTGGATCAATCAGCGGCGAACCAGATCAGCAAACTAACGACCGACTCGAACCTGGCGACGTTTCACCTTGAGCCGGGCGTCAACTCGTTATCGGTGACGGGCACGGGGCCGAGCGCGGCCACCGTCGTGACTATGCAGTATTACCCAAGGTTTTTAGGCGTGTAGCCGTTAGGATACACAGGAGGATTAGAGAATTTCGGAGCGCTCATTCCTATGGACGACCTCTGGCACGGGTGACGGCACGGGCAGCGGCTATACAACGGGCAACTGGTCGGAAATGTTGCGTCAGCTGTTTACAACCACGCTTGCAAATGAAGGCGTGTTGTTTGGCGTACTGAATGCATTGGCAGTGTCGGGCACATCATCGCCGGTGAGCGTCGCGTCTGGCGCAGCCGTCGTGTATGGCTATCCCTACACCAACGATGCGTCCACGACAGTGGCGATTGCTACACCCACCACCGCGACGCGCATCGACCGGATTGTGCTGCGCGCGTCGTGGGCCGCTCAGACGGTGCGTATTACCCGAATTGCCGGCACAGAAGGCAGCGGCTCGGCTCCAGCCATGACCCAGACGGCCGGCACAACCTGGGATATTCCGCTGGCCACGGTGAGTATTACGACCGGTGGCGTCATCACGGTCACAGATGCGCGCGTCTACGCCAAAACGCCCGCCGCGTATGGCTGGTTCAATCAGGCGCTTTCGGTCGCAGGCAACGTATCGGCGTCGGCCTCGTCGCCGGGTGGCACGGTGCAACTTGTTGCACAGAACACCAGCAACACGGCCAACAGCGCCGCCCGCGCACTCATCACGGTTGCCGGTTCATCCGCCGCAGACCCGTACGTGCTTTACGACATTTCGGGTGTGACCGACTGGATCGAGGGTGTAGACAACTCCGACAGCGACAAATTCAAAATTAGCGCGAGCGCGGCGCTCGGCACAAATGACGCGCTCACTATTGATTCGTCGCTCAATGCCACATTTGGCGGCAGCGTGGCCGCAGCGACAACGATTGACGCGGGCGGCAACATCACCGCCACCAAATCGGCATCGGGCGCGAATGTGGACGTTAAGGCAACAAACGGCAGCAACACGGCCAGCAGCAACGCCCGGCTGGTTGCGTCTGTGGCGGGCGCAAGCGCAGCCGACCCGGTGACGCTCTACGACGTGAACGGCGTCACCAACTGGATTTCGGGCATAGACAACTCCGACAGCGACAAATTCAAGATTGCCTCATCTGCTGCGCTTGGCACAAACGACCGTTTGACCATTGACACGTCAGGCAATGTCACCGTGGGCGGGACAGTCACTGTTGGTGCGCTTGGCGGAACCGGTGTGGTTGATGCAACGCAACTCGCGTCAAACGCAGTGACCACGGCAAAGGTCGCTGATGATTCAATCACGTCGGCAAAAGCGGGCGACATGCTCCCGGCGCTGTTAGGGCGGCAGGGTGGGAGTGCGTCTGCGTGGTTGACGGCAGGCACAAACAACTATACGTCGAGCGTCACGCCCCGCATTCAGTTCGGGAGTGTCGCCGTCTCGCTTTCGGCATCACCAACCGGCTCGGCAAACGTCACATTCCCCGTAGCGTTCAGTGGGACGCCGGTTATTTTCTTTCAAAGCCTCGATAACTTTATCGCATCTGGGTCGCCAAGCGCGTCGGCGGTTTCTGTTGCGCTGCGGTATGTGCCAGGCACAAATCTCACAACCTCGATAGGGGTTTCGTGGCTTGCTATCGGCCCCGAATAGTTAATCATGGGCGCAGAATACCGGCTTGACTTCTACAACACCAGCGGCGCAAAAGTGGCTGAGGTGCTGGATTATCTTTCGCTTGACTATCGAAAGGTGGTCAACGCGCCTGGCCTTTTGCGCTTTGTGCTTCCCGGCACGTCGAACAACATCAGCAACCTGGCCACAAATGGCGTCGTAGAAGTGTGGCGGCGCAACGTGGACATTGGCCTGAGCTGGACGCGGGATTTCGTTGCCCTCTATCGATCGCAGGAAGACAACACAAAGGACGTTCGGACGTTTACAGCCAACTGCCCGGGCGTCTTGACGCTCCTCGGGTGGCGCATCGTGGCATGGTACGCGAATACGGCCAACCGCTCGCTGTTCACCACGGCGAAGGCAGAGACGATCCTCAAGACGTTGGTGAGTTACAACGCGGGCGCAAACGCCACAACAGCCAACGGGCGCTATGTGGCTGGCGTCGATGGATCGAGCAAACTGTCCGGCCTCTACACCATCACGATTCAAGCCGATGGCGCTGGTGGGAACTCGCTGTCTATCGGCTGCGCGTGGGACAACCTGCTGGATACGCTGCAAAACGTCGTTGCAAAAGGAAGCGGCGGCGACTTTGACCTTTACAAATCGGCGGCGACAACGTTTGACTTCCGCTGGTATGCCGGCCAGCTTGGCACGGACCGCAGTGCCAGCGTCATCTTCTCGCTGGATCGCGGCAATATGGCCGAGGTCAGCTACAGATACGACCGCACAGACGAGGCGACGGTGGCTATCGTCGGCGGGCAGGGATTGGACTCTAATCGCGTGATGGTGTCGCGCACGGGCACGGATTATTCATCTACAAATGTCATCGAGGCGTTTGTGAATGGCTCCAGCTACACCACTGTCGGGGCGCTCAACGCCGTCGGCGATGGCACATTGTTCGACAAGCGCGCGCGGCAGGAATATGCCTTCAAGGTAATTCAGGCGCCCAATGCTTATTACGGCGTCCACTATGGGGTGGGCGACCTGGCGTTGGCCATCACGCGCAGCGCGGCCAGCACACAGAAGATCATCGCGGCCAACATTGGGTTCAATGACAAGGGCGACGAGACGATTAGCATCGAGACCAAGACAAACGGGTGAAACATGCCAAGCGCTGTATATGACCAAGTCATCAACGCCCTGATTGCGCGGGTAAACGATGTTGATTCGCGCGTCAAAGAGCTGGAGCGCGCCGATCGCGCAGCCGCAGATGCCACTGCAACCGCAAACACACTGCTATTGCGCGATGGGAGCGCAAACGGGGCGCTGGCGCTTCTGTCGGCCAATGGTGTGTCGTTCCCTGCCACGCAGGTGACGAACGCAGGCGCAAATGTGCTAGACGACTACGAGGAGGGGACATTTACGCCCGGCGTCGGCGGCGGTGTGACCCTTGGCAACGGCACACTGAGCGGCGTGTATACAAAGATCGGCAACCTCGTCTACATGCAAATCAAGTTCACCTGGGGTTCGACAACATCACTGCCAGGCGCGGTGACGTTTACCGGCCTGCCGTTCACGTCAGCAATTGAGACGCCTGCCTATGGCTATTGTCTGCGTCAGGGCGTCGGCTACTATTTTGCCCACACGCAAGTGCTGGCCTCCAGCACATCGACGGCGGGGCTTAGCCAGGCGGGCGGCGCGTCTGTGTCAGCGACAAGCCCAGCGACATGGACAAATGGTGACATCTTCGTGCTGTCAGGTGTATATCGCGTCTAGCGCGCCCGACGAACCTGGCGGCCCGAGTGGCAGGCAACGCACCAGCCCCACACGAGCGGGCGACTCCACCCATACCAGTTGATTGGGCGATGCAATGGTGCGAGGTAGCGCTCAA